AAGCAGATATTTCAGCATATTTAGATAGCTTAAAGTCTATGCCAACAGGTTACTTTGAAATAAAACCACAAAGAGCAGTAGACATTGGTGAGTTTAAAGGTGCAATTGTACCTAAAGACTTAAGCCCACAAGCTAAAGGTATTTTAGAAAGCTCTGGCATTAAAGATATATACGAATATGCTACACCAGAAGAAAGAGCAAGTTTATTTAACAAATTTGGTAACCAAATGTTTGGAGTAGGTGTTGGCGTACCATTAGGCACAGGGTTATTACAAGATAACAGACAATAGAGGGCAACCAACCTATTAGGAGTTGCAAAACAATGGACAAAGAAGAACAATTAGCATTAGCTAGAGAGAAAGCAGCCGAAGTAAACAAAGGCAACACATATTCTAGTAAAAACAATAGGTTATGGGCAGATACTCTGAGACGTGCTGTTATTCAATCAGATGCAGAACGATTACGTATGATAGCAGAGGCTTTAATAGATAAAGCAGCTTCAGGTGATGTATCAGCTATAAAAGAACTAGGCGATAGATTAGATGGTAAAGCAGTAGCAACTACAGAATTAACAGGCTTAGATGGCTCAGATTTACCTTTAAGTATAGGAATAAGGTTTGTTGAACCAGAACCTAAACAATAGAGAACCTATTGCAGACTTCCCTGCTAAATTAAACTTTTTAACCGAAAATCATAGGTATAAAGTAGCATACGGTGGTAGAGGTTCAGGTAAGTCATGGTCTATGGCAAGGGCATTGCTTATAAAAGCAGCCAATGAGCCAACACGTGTCTTATGTGCACGTGAAATACAAAAGTCTATTAAACAATCAGTACATACATTACTTAATGACCAGATACAATCTTTAGGGCTAGGACCTTTCTACGAAGTCTTAGAAGCAGAGATTAGAGGTCGTAACGGTAGTACATTTAGCTTTACTGGATTGGCTACTAATACTGTGGAAAGTATTAAGTCTTTTGAAGGATGTGATATCGTCTGGGTAGAGGAAGCTCAGACGGTTAGTAAGAAGTCATGGGATATTCTTATACCTACAATACGTAAACCTAATTCAGAGATATGGGTATCATTTAACCCTAACATAGATACAGACGATACATACACTAGATTCGTGGTTAATCCACCAGAGAACGCTAAGGTTGTTAAAGTAAACTATACTGACAATCCTTGGTTTCCTGAAGTGCTAGAGATAGAACGTCAACATAGTGAGAAGACTAACCCTGACTATGCAAACATATGGGAAGGTGATTGTAAGGCTGCTGTAGATGGTGCTATATACTCTAACGAGATACGTGAAGCACAAGAAGGTAACCGTATCACAACTGTACCTTATGACCCTATGATGAAGGTTCATGTAGTAATGGACTTAGGATGGAACGACAGCATGTCAGTTATCCTATGCCAAAAAGGTATATCAGACTTACGCATCATTGGTTATATAGAAGATGACCACAGAACATTAGATAGTTATTCTGCACAACTAAAGAACTTATCCTACAATTGGGGTACAATGTTTTTACCGCATGACGGACAGTCTAAAGACTTTAAGCATGGTATATCAGCAGAAGATATTATGAAGAAGTTAGGATGGGATATACGTATTGTACCTAAAGCAGACATAGAGTCTGGTATTAAGTTAGCACGTATGAACTTCCACCGTATATACTTTGATAAGTCAGCACAAAGACTTGTTGAATGTTTAAAGAATTATCGCAGAAGTATAAACTCTGCAACCAACGAACCTGGTGCACCATTGCATGATGAGTTCTCTCATGGAGCAGATGCGTTCAGATATTTATGTACCTCTATTGAGTCTATGAAGAACGAGTCATGGAGCAAAGAGAAAATACAATATACAAATAGAGGAATTGTTTAATGAAGATACAAGATATGGAAATCATTGCACAGATAGAGCAACAAGAAAATATTGCCTATGGTGTAAATGATAGTGCATTGTCGGATGATAGAGCAACAGCGATTGACTATTACCTAGGACAACCATTCGGTAACGAAGAAGAAGGTCGTTCACAAGTTGTATCTTATGATGTACAAGACACGATTGAGTCAGCATTACCACAATTACTTAAAGTCTTTGTAGCCGGTGATAAGGTTGTTCAGTTTGACCCTAAAGGTCCTGAAGACCAAGAAGCAGCAGACCAAGAAACAGATTATGTAAACCATGTCGTTATGGAAAAGAACGAAGGGTTTAAAGTATTCTATGTATGGTTTAAAGACGCATTACTATCTAAGAACGGATATGTAAAGGTTTACTCTGAAGAAGAGGAAGAAGTAGAAGAATACGAATACAAAGGTCTTACAGATGCACAACTACAGATGTTGGCTTCAGATGAGAAGACAGAAGTATTAGAGCATACTGGTTACCCTGACCCATCTGTCAACATGGATGCGTTATATCAACAAGCTATGATGAATGGTGTAGACCCAGCAACTATCATGCAACCTATGTTACATGACGTTAAGCTCAAAGTTACAGAAAGCAAGACTGAAATCTACATTGATAACGTAGCACCTGAAAACATGATGATATCTGTAGAGGTATCAGGTCCTAATCTACAAGACGCTACTTTCGTTCAACATAGAGAAGTCATGCAATTAGCTAGTATTGCTGAAGCATTTGACAAGCCACTAGAATACATCAAGTCTATCATGTCAGATATTAGAGACACTTTTGAAGAAGAGTCTAATGCACGTGATATTTATGATGAAGAATACGATAGAGCTATTGCTCCAGAAGAAGGTTTAGTTAAAGACACATACATTAAGTTAGATGGTGTAAGACATAGAGTGGTTGTATTAGGTAACACAATCCTATACAAAGAGAAATGCGAGTATGTACCTTTCGCATGTATCACACCTTTGATAATGCCACATAGACATATTGGTCGTTCTTATGCTGACTTGACTATGGACATTCAGCTTATTAAGTCAACACTTATTCGTGGTCAGTTAGATAATATGTATCTAGCTAACAATGGTCGTTATGCAATATCAGACAGAGTAAACCTAGACGATATGCTAACGTCACGCCCAGGTGGTATTGTTCGTGTAGAAGGTGACCCAGGTTCAGGCATTATGCCTTTATCACATCCACCACTACCAGCATCATCATTCGGTATGGTTGAATACATGGACTCTATGAAAGAAAAGAGAACAGGTATCACAGCTTATAACCAAGGTTTAGACTCTAACAGTCTTAATAAGACAGCTACCGGTGTAGCACAGATTATGAATGCGTCTCAACAACGTATTGAGTTAGTAGCACGTACATTTGCAGAGACAGGTGTAAAAGAGTTATTTAAACTTGTGCATTACTTGGTAAGAACAACACTTACTAAACCAGACATTATTCGTTTACGTAACAAATGGGTAGAAGTAGACCCTAGAGAATGGAAAGCTCGTAAAGACTTATCTATCTCTGTAGGCTTAGGTGCAGGTAATAAAGACCAACAATTGGTTCACTTAACATCTATCTTACAAATGCAAAAAGAAGCTATTGCTGTTGGCTTAACTAACCCTGAAAAGATATACAACGCATTAGCTAAACTTACACAGAATGCAGGCTTTAAGAACCCTGAAGAGTTCTGGGTTAATCCAGCTAATACACCTGAGCAAGAAGGTCAACAAGACAAGCCTTCTGAAGCAGAGATTATGGTTCAAGGTCAATTACAGATTGAACAACAAAAAGCTCAAGCACAATTACAACAAGAACAAGTACGTTCACAGAATGATGTTATAATTGAACGTGAGAAGATAGCAGCACAAGCTGAATTAGAAAGATTTAAAGCTCAACTTAAAGCAGAGACAGATTTAGCTATCGCACAAATCAAAGCACAATCAGGGATGATATATGGCGGATAAGTCACTAGAAGAAGTTAAACGTGGTGAACAAGCAACACAGATATTAGATAACCCTCTATACAAAGAAGCTATGGATAAGGTTCGTGAAAGTCTTATTGCTAGTATGGCTAACAGTCCATTAGGTGATGAGAAGACACACAACAAATTAGTTATTGCACTACAATTACTAAACCAAATAAACAAGCAACTTACTGACGTGATGCACACAGGTAAGTTAGCAGCTATCCAAACGGACAGACCTAAGTTTAAAATATTTGGGTAAGTGTTTCATTCAAAAGCAATTTGTCAGTATTTTGAGTGAAAACCGTTTTGACATGCAAAAGAATTTAGGTAAGGACAAGCCTACTTAAAGCCTACTTCGGTAGGTTTTTTTATTGTCTAATTTCAAGGAAACAAAACTATGAGTGACCAAGTCCCAGAACAGTCACCACAAAGCCGATTAGAGGCTATGCTAGGTGATAGTATTGAGTCAGATGTTAAACCACCTGAACTTCAAGAAGAGGAAGAACAAGCACCACTAGAAGCTGAGGCTGAAGCTACTGAAGAAGTAGAGTCAGAAGAAGCAACAGATGAGCCAGATGAAGAGGTTGAGGAAGAAGAACAGTCGCAAGATGAAGTTCCTGCTATCCTTAAACTTAAAGTCAATGGTGAGGATGTTGAAAAACCACTAGACGAAGTAGTAGCATTAGCTCAACAAGGCTTAGACTACACGCAAAAGACACAACAAGTAGCAGAACAACGTAAAGAGCTAGAAGCCTATGCTGAGAGTATAAAAGCTCAAGAGCAAGCCTTTCAAGAGCAAATGCAACTTAACAATGTCTTAATTGAAGATGTAGCAAAAATCACATCATTAGACCAACAATTAAACCAATATGCAAACGTGAATTGGCAACAATTGTCTGATAATGACTTTGTGGAAGCACAAAAACTTTTCTTTACATACAACCAACTACAGCAAGAACGTAGTCAACTTGTTTCACAGTTTGAAGCCAAAAAGCAACAAGTCGTTCAGAAGCAAACGCAATTGATGTCTGAGAAGATAGCAAAAGGAAAAGAAATTCTAGCAAAAGAGATACCAAATTGGAGTCCTGAGACTAACCAAGCATTGTTATCTACTGGCAAGGATTATGGTTTTTCAGATGCCGAACTTAACTCAATTGTTGACCCTCGTCACGTAAAGGTATTGCATGACGCTATGCAATGGCGCAAATTACAACAGAATTCAACTGTAAAGAAAAAAGTATCAAGTGCTAAGCCAGTAGTGAAACCTGGTTCTAAAGATACTAAAGCGGAAGCTAACTCTAACCACCGTCAACTACGTGAGCAATTACGTAAGACCGGTAAGTCAGATGCAGCTCAAAAACTTATAGAAAACATGCTTTAATTTACAAAGGAAACCATAATCATGGCAACATCAGCAACCAATAGTTATACCGGTAAAGGTATAGCAGAGTCATTTGAAGATATCATTTTTGATATTTCTCCAGAAGACACACCATTGTTATCAATGGCAAAAAGAATGTCAGCAGGTCAAACTTACCATCAATGGCAAACAGACGCATTACAAGCAGCAGCTACTAATGCAAACGTTGAAGGTGATGACGCTTCATTCGCAACATTAGCAGCAACAACAGTATTAGGCAACTATACTCAAATCTCACGCAAAACAGTTCAAATTTCAAACACATATGACGTAGTACGTAAGTATGGTCGTAAGTCTGAAGTTGCTTACCAACTTAT